AGCACATATGGTCACCCCGTCCGTCACGGACATATCCTCACGGATTGCCCTCTGCACCTCAAGGATGTCATAGTCCTCGTTGTACCTCTTGCCCTTGGGAACGAGGATGACGGAGAGGAGTTCCACCATATGGGCATCCATATCCCCACCGAGGGATTGAAAGTCTATGTATTGGGCGGTAACGAGTTTGCGGTAGTCCAACACCGGAACGAGTTCCCACTCGCCCACGATGTATTTCTTCGCCACCTGCCTCTGACGGAATCCCTCTGCGGTGAGGAATCTCGCTTTGGCGGAGAGTTCGGTGAATTCCGGAAGGGGAAGCCGGAGGATGTCATCCTCGGATGCCCCGGTGAGGAGGGAGAGGACGGAGATGTGCTTGTCAATGTCCTCCACCCCTTCCTTCTTCTGCACCTCCTGGATCTCCAGGAATGTGCCGATTTTGAGTTTGTCGAAAGAGTCAATTATGTCCATATCGTTTGCGTGAGAATGAAATGCTATATTGCCCGTATCCGGCATCCCTGCCGAATCGTGTCCAGGTTGCATAGCGGAGTGCATCCAATAGATGATTCCACTTGTCTATGGGTTGGTTTAGGTTATTGCCGTCCTTGTCGGTTGCCCAGGTGTAGTTCCGCAGCTCACGGATGAGGTTGATGGAATCCTTCGTGACCATCAGCTTCCACCCCTGCATCCATTGGAGTTGGAAGAGCAGCTTGTCTGACTTGACGGGTGCATCCTTGTCACAAGGGATGACCTTGAATCCCGCCTCCTTGATGTCCGCAATGGATTTCGGCTCGGCACAATCCGCATAGATCTCCGTACCCCGTCCGATGCCGTCCGCCTGGAGGTCTGCGATGATGTGCTTGTTCTGCATATGGGTTTGGTAGCACCTCTCCCTGCAGTAGAGGATTTTCTTCCGGTGGTCGGCAAGCACCTGCACCCTGGCGGTTGGATCGTTGGTGAAGCCGAAGTCAAGTCCCTGGATTTCGATGAGGTTGCCGTCCTTCTCCGGCAGGGTGTCAATCTGGTCGAAGGAGTAGATGAGTCCCTCCAGGCTTCCCTCCTCTCCGAGTCCGTAGACCTTCCACCAATTGGCATCGGACTGGTTGTCCTCAATCTCCCGGATCTGCATCTCGGTGAGGAAGGGGTTGTCCTTGTAGGTGGACTTGATGAGGATGCAGTTGTCCTTGGACTCAATCTTCTCTTGTATCCAGCAGACCGATGCGGGGTTGTAGTCAATGAAGATGACTCCGGAGGTACGCACCGCCATCTGCCGGAATATCTCCCAGGGAATGTGGTTTGCCTCGTTCACGAAGAGCCTCTTTCGTTGTGAGCCGTGTACCTTGAGAGGAGAGTCCGCAGACCAAAACTCCAACTTTGCCCCGTTGTCATATGTCCAGGTGTGGTTGGTCTCGCTCCAATGGGAGTCACCGATGAGAGGATGCCCCACGATGGACTCAAAGTCCCTGATCGCACCCTTGGCGAGGTGCGGATAGGTCTCCGAGACCACCGATGTGATGTCACCCGGCTTGTCCACCTTGGGGATGAGGAGATGCAGGAATTGGAGGGTGGAGTAGGTCTTGGTAGACCGAGTTCCGCCCTTGTTGGAAATGTAGCGAGGCTTTGCTTTATAGGCATCGTATAATTTCCAAAACACCCTGCTGAATCTCTTGTCCGCCATCAGTCCTCCAGGTCTTTGATGTTCTCAAGTTTCTCCTTCTGCTCCGGAGTCTCCACGATGATGCGGTCAATAGGCTCTCCACCGGAGGTGATGTCCTTCTTGTCGGCAAGACCGAGCAGACGGGACACGATGTTGGCATTGAACAAGCCGATGGATGCTCCCTTCAGTTGGAATTGCTCAATGTAGGTCGCAATGTGGTCTTTGACTATAGAATAATCTTCCGGCAGTTGATTCCACCAGGCTCTATAAGTGCCGAGGTAGATGCAGAAATCACCGATGGAGATGGGGTGCGGATGCACCACCCGGCTCTCCTTCTCTCCCCTGTGTTCATCGTACCGGGAGATGTCCGTCTCCTTCTCCACGATGGGACGGGAGAGGCGGTCATTGATGTATTCCTCAAACAATTTCAAGAGTTGTGCGGGTGTGTATTTCCTCGGTCTCCCTCTTTGGGGATGGAACGGAACGAAAAGGTTGTCCATAGTCTATCCTCCCAGGTATTGCTTTTGTCTGCCCATTTCGATTTCTATCTCACGGAGGAGGGATTCATCACCGGGATTGGGCAGGTAGATCCCATTGTCTGCACCCCACCTCTTGAATCGGTCAATAGCCATTGACATCTCACTTGTTGTGAGGTCTGCCGATGACCGAATGACCTGCACCTTTCCGCAATAGAGGTCGGTGACCTCCTGGACAAAGATGTCCGGGTTGACAAGCCTCTTGAAGTATTGCTCCTTTGTGAAGGCGAGGGTGTTACCCGTGTCCATTGCCACCACACCGAGGAGCAGATGCAGATAGGAGTTTTGATTCCTTGAACGGAAGGTCTTTGTGGTCAGCTCGACCACCGCAGACTTGTCCAGGCAGTCCTCGCACCGGGCGAGGAAAGCCTTCCGTTGGAATTCGTTTGCGAGGTTGTAGGTCATTCCGCCTTCTTGGATTTCTTGGTCTTGGTCTTGACTGCGATGTGCTTGACCTCAAACACCTTTACCTCCTCCTCCGCCTTGACCTCCTTGGTGGCGAGTGCCTCCATCTCCGCCTTGTCCTTGTAGTAGGCAACGGCAACCGCCTTGACCAGGTTGTAGATGCAATGCCCGCACCCGGTGTTGAGACCGAGGGCAGATCCGGTGGCGGACTTGAAGATGCGGTGCATCTCGGTGAGTGCAGTCCGTCCGGGGTTGCGTGTGTAGTTCGCTTTGGTTGCGGTGTGGAAATACTGCTCATACTTGGAGAGTATCTCCATCTCTTCCTTCGTGAATGTCATTGTATCCGTGCTTTAAAGTTGTTCCAAATCTCAATGATGTCCCGGTAGGCTGACGGGACTGCGAGAGCATCCTCCATCTTCTGCCGATAGCGGATGATCGTGGAGTGGTCTTTCCGGCAGAGCATCCTTGATACTGCGGAGAGGGTGAATCCCTCCTGGAGCAGTTGGTATGCGACCATTGCCTTTCCCCACACATCCTCCTGGTCACGGCAGAAGAGGTTTATCTTCCGTCCGGTCACCTCCTGGTAGATGTCAAGGAGGTCGGCTGCGTGTCCGTAGTCAATGCCCTTGACATTGGCGGTGAGCCGTGCGATGAGCTGCTTCTGCTCCTCCGGTGGGAGGGCGAGGCATTGTTGTATGAACTGCTCGGTCATCTCGGCATCAGCTTGTCGGTTATCCAGGAGAGCCATTCCCTAATAAATATCATTGCCTGTCCGATTGGAACTGACAGGAATGATAGGAGTGCGGAGAAGGCAACGATGGGGAGGGTGAACTGCCCCTTGATGAGTGCGTAGATGAGGCACACCCACCAGGTCATACATTGCCCGCAGTCGAACGGCTTGAGAGGTCGGAGGTTGCTTTCCGGTATGTGCATCCTCCGTGCGATTGCCCGCCTCCAGGCATCGGTGAATCCGGAGAGGTCAACGATGTAGATGGTGACGGATGCGACAAGGAGGAGTTCTACGAAAATACACATATAACTTTGATTGCCATTATAACGAATCCTTCCTTGCAGAAGTCCGGGTTGTCAAGGATGTAGGTAACCTCTGCCGTGATCTGCCGTCCCGTGTATTCACCTCCAACCCATTCCTGGAGATGGAGGACATCGTACACTTGATAGTTCCGGTCATTGAATCGCACCTCAAAAGGTTTTTCACCCTTTTCGATGGCACGATAAAACTCCGGTAGTATCTTGATATAGTGATGCTGCTTGCTCATAGTTCGATTCTCAATGATGCGAGTGTCTCTGCAACGAGGGAGAATGCTTGCATATATCCCTCCCTCTTTCCCTTGAAGTATTCCCTGTCCATCGGAGTCAGTTCGGAACATTGACCGAGGTATTTGTCAATGCACCCGGCTCGTTGGAGAAGCACCCTCCGGATGGTTTTCTCTTTGCGT